CTACTCCGCGACAGCTCGGACCAGCGCCGCGGCCTTGAGCCGAAAGCTGCGGACCGCGGCCAGCCTGCGGGCAGGCCCGGCGCCGTCGGTCACGCCGAGGGCCCGCAGCGCGCTGCGGTTCTCGCGCAGGCAGACCAGCCCTTCCGCCGCCTTGCGCTTCCAGAATTGCGGCGTGGTCGGGCCGGCCAGCAATTCGAACCCGCCGCGTAGCCCGCCATGCACCCGAGGACGGTTGGCCGAGATGATCTGCAGCAGGCGCTGGCTCGGCGACATGACCCCTCCCCGGAAGCGGGCATCCCGGCGAGCCGCCGAAGCGCTTCCCGGAAGCCAGATCGCAGACACAAGGGAGAATCCCCGTTTTGTGTATCTAAAACAACCCCAAAATGGGAAATATGAACAAACACTGAAAAGTAGAGAGGGTCGGCTGAACGGCGTCGGGCGTCGCGAAGTCGATCGGCGCGGGGACGTTGAACGACGGATTGCTCAAAAAGGCGTCGCAGCGGGCCGGCCGCTAGTCGCGCTTGACCCATTTCACCGGGACCACCCACTCGACCACGACATCCTCCATCGGCGCCGCGTTGTAGCTGTCGAGGGTGAAGTAGCCGGGGCTGGAGCCGCGGCGCAGCACCTTCACGAAGGTGCGGCCGTCGGCCAGGCGGACCACCACCTCGCGCCCGATCAGGCTGGTGGGGTCGGCTGAGGCGTCGGCGCGGCGGTAGTAGATGGTCTCGCGCTCGAGATAGCGCGGGAACATCGAATCGCCGGCGACGATCACCGCCACGGTGGTCTCGTCGGCGCCGGGCGGGGCGTCGACCTCGTCGATCTGCTCCGACGACGCGTCGCCATCGAACAGATGCACCTCGGCGCCGGCGCCGACCTTGCCGACCAGCGGCACGGTGCCGGCCACGCCCATCACCTCGAGCTCGCCCGCGCCGAAGGCCTCGGCTGCCTGCCGGATATAGTCCGCGGTCAGCCGGCGTTCGCCACGCTCGAGCTTGATGAACTGGCTGCGCGAGATGGCCATGGCCTCCGCCGCCTGTTCGTGCGTCCAGGCCCTGGCCAGGCGCAGTCGTTTCAATCCGTTCCCCATTTTGGGGACTATCAGGCATTTTGAGATAAATGTCATTCCCCAAAATGGGAAATATCGGCTTGTCGATATTTCCCAATATGTGTAACATCTCGATCTGGATATGGCCGATCGCCGATGTCCCGCCACCAAACCCGGAGGCCGACCATGGATTCTCGGCTGCTCGACGCCCTGGCCGTCGCCGCGCTGCTCGGCCTGACCGTGGCCCTGGTGCTGCTCAGTGGGGCGGCCGGTTAGCCCCACCCGCGCTTCCTCGTCCCGATCCGTTGCGGCCCGGCAGACCGCCCTTGCAGGAGTTCCGTCCGATGAATTTCGCATCCGTCCTGTCCAGCCGCGCCGCCGGCCCCATCCTCGGCCTCGCCCTGCTCGCCGTCCCGGCGGCCGCGCAGGCCCCGCAGCAGAGCCCCTGCGCACCCTATGAGATCATCGCCGCCTCGCTGAACGAGCGCTACCACGAGGCCCCGGTGGCCCGGATGCTGGCCGACCAGGGCTTCGTCATTGAGGTCCTGGCCTCGGCCGACGGCGCCACCTTCACCGTGCTCGGCGTCCAGCCCAACGGCACCGCCTGCTTGTTGGCGACCGGATCGGGCTTCGCCTTCGTCAACGCCGCCGCCACGCCGGCGCCGGGGACCGGGGCATGAGCGGCCGTGCCGGCAGGCCGCCGGTCCTGAGCGACCGGAGCCAGGCGCTGTTCGCCCTCGTGGCCGCGGCGGCGGCGGCCGGCACGGTCACGCCCTCGTGCGCCGAGCTGACCCGGGCGCTGCGGGCTGGCGGGCACCGCATCGGCAACAATCCCGGCCTGATCAGCTATGAGTTGCGGCGGCTGCAGACCGCCGGGCGGATCGCCGTGATCGGCGCGCAGCGCCACCGTGTCCTGGAGGTCGTCGCCACCGGCCAGCGCACGGGGCGGCGGCCGATCCGGCCGAGTCCGGATCGCCTCCTGGCCCTGGGGCAGGCGATGGAGCGGCGGCGGGCCGGGCAGGAGGGTTGGCCCCGACCGACCCCGGAGAGCGCGGCCAGCTACGACGCCGCGGTCGCCCGCCGCGACTTCGCCCGGCACGAGCTGCGCGAACCATCAGGGCCGGCCACCCGGATCGGCGCGCCCTATGTCCGGCGCTCGCTGACCGGCTGCGCCGCCCAAATGATGACGACCTGAACCGGCCGCGGAGGGGTGATGGCGAAGGACAGAACCAGACAGAAGCCCTCGGCCGCGGTGATGCGCGAGACGCCGGAGCGGGCCCGGCACGCCGCCGGCATCGTCGATCGGCCGATCAGCACGGCGCTGGGGGCCCCGGTCGGCCGTCTCGTGCAGGCGCCCATAGACCGGCTGATCGCCCGTGGCTCGATCAGCCGGCGTATGCACTCTGCCGGCCAGACGCTGCGCGGCCAGTTCGAGATCGGCGTGCTGGGGGCGCAGAACCGCGACGGCGAGCTGCCGCCGGGCATTCGCGGCACGGCGATGACGCGGACGCCGGGGGAGGTCCAGCTCGACACCCTGGCGGCCTACAGGACGGCGCTGCGTTGCCTCGGGGCGCATGTCGGGGCGGTGGTGGTCGCGGTCTGCTGCTACGAGTACGACGTGTCGGTGGTGGCGGAGCAGCAGGGCCGCAACCGCGACAAGGTGATGGGCGTGCTGGAGGACGGGCTGAAGACCCTGGCCGACCACTACCGCCTGACCGGGACCGATGAGCCGGCCCGGGCCGGTTTCTGATTTTTTAAGATGTTCGCTTTTTGTTCTTGACCGAAGCCGCGTCGCGTGGCATGGTTATGTCACAGTCCGACAGATGCGCCCGCCCGGCTCGCCGCGGCGGGCGCTTCCGCATCATCGACGAGCTGGCGCCTGTACAGCTGCCGCACCGACCAGCGGACCGGCGAGATCCTGCCGCTGCTGCGGGACGCGAGAACCATGTGATCAACGCCCTGCGCTGCGCCGTCGAAGGCCAGCGCCGGGGCATCTACGACACCTCGCCGAGCTGGGTCTGATCGCAGTCTCGGCGTGACCTCTCCGCTCGCGGGAGAGGCAACGCGACCATCGGGCCGGATGGGCCCGGGATTTCGGAGGCCCGCCTTGTTGCTGGACACGCTGACCAACGTCGTCGCCGGGCTGTTCTCGGCCAAGGACAAGCTCGCCCATGATCGGTTCGGGCTCTTTTCCCAGGATCGCGGGCAACTCGATGCCGCCTATCGCGGCGACTGGATCGCCCGCAAGGTGATCGACGTGCCGCCCTTCGACATGACCCGGGAATGGCGCCGCTGGCACGCCGCCCCGCCGCAGATCGCGGCGATCGAGGCGGAGGAGGCGCGGCTCGGCCTGCAGGCCAAGGTCGCCCGCGCGCTGCGGCTGGCGCGGCTGTACGGCGGCGCCGCGCTGGTGCTGGGCGCGGGCGATGCCGACCCGTCGCAGCCGCTGCCGCCGATCGGCCTCGGGGCCCTGCGCTACCTGCATGTGATGCATCGTTGGGAGATTTCGCCCGGCGAGATCGAACGCGACGTGCTGTCGCCGCTGTTCGGCGAGCCCGCCTGGTACCAGGTGGCGTCGGCTGGTCAGAGTGGGGGCGGCCAAAGCGGGGCTGGTCAGAGGAGGGCGGGTCAAAGCGTGCGGCTGCATCCCAGCCGGGTGATCCGCCTGCTGGGTGCCGAACTGCCGGACTGGGCGGCGCAAGGCGCCGACGGCTGGGGCGACAGCGTGCTGCAGGCGGTGATGGACGCCATCCGTCAGGCCGGCCTCGCCACCCAGGGCGTGGCGGCGCTGATCCATGAGGCCAAGCTCGACGTCATCCGCATTCCCAGCCTGGCGCAGAGCCTGTCGAGCCAGGACTACGCCGCCAAGCTGGTGGACCGCTTCACCCTGGCGAACACCATGAAGGGGCTGGTCAACGCCCTGGTGATCGACAAGGAGGAGGAGTGGGACCGCAAACAGCTGAGCTTCGCCCAGCTGCCCGAGATCATGCAGCAATATCTGCAGGTCGCCGCCGGCGCCGCCGACATCCCGGCCACCCGCCTGCTGGGCCAGGCCCCGGCCGGGCTGAACGCCACCGGCGAGGGCGACATCCGCAACTACTACGACCGCATCGCGGCCGAGCAGCGGGTGGTGCTGGGCCCGGCCCTGCGCCGGCTGGACGAGGCGCTGATCCTCAGTGCGCTCGGCGAGCGGCCGGCGGAGATCCATTTCGACTGGGCGCCGCTGTGGCAGCTGGGCGCGGTCGAGCGTGCGGCCGTGGCCAAGACCAAGGCCGAGACCACCGCCGTCTATGCCTCGGCCGGGCTGATCCCGCCCGAGGTGCTGGGCCGGGCGGTGCGCAACCAGGTGGTCGAGGACGGTCTCTACCCCGGTATCGAGGCCGCCTATGCCGAGTTCGACGCCCAGTCGGTGGAGGAGGCGGAGATGGAGGTCAGGGCGTCGACGACCTGATCTGACCGGTGTTTTCGACGGTCCATCTTGCCCTTTTCCGTCATTGCCGGGCTTGACCCGGCAATCCAGGGGCAGCCGGCGCCGTCCTCCATAGTCCCTGGACCACCGGGTCAAGCCCGGTGATGACAACTGAAGAGGCTGGGGTCGCCGTTCGATCCCACGACCTGCCATCACGGGAGATCCCATGCTCATCACCGACGACGTGACGCTGGTCGGCGACAGCCGGACCACGGCCGACGGCTATCTGGTCGCCGCCGCCCGCATCGCCCGCACCGGCGTCCAGACCTACAGCGGCGCCGAGATGGGGCGGCCGGACCTCGCCGCCGTTCGCGTCTGGCGGCCCGAGGACGAGGTCTTCGCGGCCGACGCCATGGCCTCGATGGCGCATCGGCCGGTCACTCTCGACCATCCGGCCGAGGCGGTCACCGCCGCCAACTGGAAGACGCATGGCGTCGGCCAGGTCGGCGGCGAGGTGGCGCGCGACGGCGACTACATCCGCGTGCCGCTGATCCTGATGGACCGGGCGGCGATCGACGCCGTCACCGCCGGCCGGCGGCAGCTCAGCGTCGGCTATTCCGCCGAGATCGACTGGACCGCCGGCACCACCGCGGGCGGCCAGGCCTATGACGCCGTGCAGCGCCGCATCCGCGCCAACCACCTGGCCGTGGTCGACGCCGCTCGCGCCGGCCCCGCCTGCCGCATCGGCGACGCCTGGACCGGCGGGGCGGCCCCGCCGGCGGCGCCGACGGTGGCCACCCTCCAGGCCGACATCGCGGCGCTGCACCAGGCGGCCGAGGCGAAGGACGGCGAGATCGCCGCCCTGGCCGCCCGGCTGCGCGACGCCGAGCTGACCCCGGCCCGGCTGGATGCCGCCGCGGCCGCCCGCGCCGCGCTGGTGGCCGATGCCCGCCGGATCGCCGGCGACCGGCTGGCAATCGAAGGGCGAAGCGGGGCGGAGATCCGCCGCGCCGCCGTCGCCGCCCGCATCGGCGAGGCCGCGGCGCAGGAGATGACCGACGCGGCGATCGAAGGCGCCTTCCGGGTGCTGGTCCCCGCGACAACGCCCGATCCGCGGCACCCCGATCCGCTGCGTCAAGTCCTGGCCGACCGGCCACTGCCGGGCGACCGCAGGGCCGAGGCGCTGCGCCGGCGCGACGGCCGGCTGGCCCAGGCCTGGAAGCCCCGCAACCCGGCCGATCCGGCCCCCTGAGTTCCGATGCGGCCCGATCCGCCGCCCAGCTTCAGCAGTCAGCTTCAGCAAAAGGAGAGACGGACATGGCCGTCGCGCAGAGCAGCTACAGCGAAACCCTCCGGCCCGGCGTCGCCGGGCTGGTCGCCAACATGACCAACGCCGATGGCGACACCCGCATCGTCGAGACCGCCGGCGGCATTCCGTTCGGCGTCGCCGTCGGCCAGGGCGCCGCCGCAAGGGGCGCGGTGCTGGGCGCCGCCGCGGCCGCCGGCTTCGTCGGCATCTCGATCCGCGACGTCACCCTCGATTCCAGCCCGGCCGACCGCTACCTGCTGAACGACAGCATCGCGGTGCTGACCGAAGGCGACATCTGGGTCGTGGTCGGCGGCGCCGTCGCGGCCGGCCAGGACGTCACCTTCGCCGCTGCGACCGGCGTGCTGTCCAGCGTCGCCGCCGATGGCGCCAATTTCGCCGTCGCCGGGGCCCGCTGGATGACCGCTGCCGGCGCCGGCGGCCTTGCCGTGCTGCGGCTCGGCGGCGCCCTGCCGGCCGCGTGACCCCCTCCCGCACCATCCGATCGCCCAGCCCCTCAAGGAGCGACCCCCTCATGTTCGCATTCGATGCTCAGCAGGCGCTGGGCTTCCTCGTCGCCCAGACCAGCCAGATCGAGGCCCAGGCCTACGAGATCCAGTACCCCGACATTCAGTATCCCAGCCTGGTGCCGGTCGACACCTCGGCCAACCCCTGGGCCAAGAGCGTCACCTTCTTCTCCACCGACAAGCTGGGCCAGGCGGCGTGGCACAACGCCCTGGCCAAGGACGTCCCGTTGGCGGATGTCGAGCGCAACCGCAGCGAACAGCCGGTGGAGCTGGCGGCCATCGGCTATCGCTACACGACCGAGGAACTGGGCCAGGCGATGATGATCCCCGGCCTGAACTTGTCGGCCGACCGTGCCGCCGCCGCGGTGCGCGCCTATGAGGAGTTCATGGACGGCGTGGCGCTGCGCGGCGTGCCGCCCAGCGGCGTGTCCAAGGGCTGGACCGGGCTGATCAACGACGCCAACGTCTTCGCCGGCAACGTCGCCAATGACGGCGCCGGGGCCTCGACCCTGTGGTCGGCCAAGACCCCGGACCAGATCCTGCGCGACATCAACGGGCTGCTGGGCGGAGTCTACACCGGGTCGCTGACCGTCGAGATGGCCGACACCCTGCTGCTGCCGGTGACGCAGTTCGACTACATCGCCACCACGGCGCGCACCGCCACCAGCGACGTCACCATCCTCGAGCATCTGCGCCGCAACAACACCTACACCGCCATCACCGGCGCACCGCTGACCATCCGCGCGGTGCGCGGGCTGGAAACCGCCGGCGCCGGGTCCAGCGCCCGCATGGTGGGCTATCGCCGCGACCCTCAGGTGGTGAAGCTGCACCTGCCGATGCCGCACCGCTTCCAGGCGCCGTGGCAGTCCGGCGCGCTGGCGTTCGACGTGCCCGGCATCTTCCGCACCGGCGGCGTCGAGATCCGGCGGCCGAAGGCGTTCCGCTACGGCGACGGCATCTGATCCGCCCGCTCGATGATGCGCCCGGGGCGGCCGTCTGGCGGCGGTTTCTGCGCTTCCGGTGCTCACGGACGACCATGTCCGCTGCGCGCCGGTTCTCGAAACCACCGCCACCCGACTCGCCCCAAATGCATCCTCGAACAGGCTTTGCTTCTCTCTCGTCGGAGGACGCGCGTCATGCGCATCGCCAACATCTCGCCGGGGCCGCGCTTCCTCTACGCCCAGGGGCAGGCAAGGCTGATCGAGCCCGGCGCCGTCGCCGATCTCGACCTGACCGAGGCCGAGATCGCCAATGCCAGGCAGCAGGTCGAGGCCGGGCTGCTGGCCTGGGCCGACCGGCCGCGCAATCCCGATGCCCCGACCGTGGTTCACAAGCGCTTCGGCCAGTATCACATCGTCGGTGTTGACGGCGAGGTGCTGCAGGCCGGCCCCTTCTCCAAAGTCGAGGCCGAGGCCGAGCTGGCCCGGATGCTCGGGCGGGGGGCCTGACCATGGCGGCTCCGACCCCCGCCGAGCTCAAGGTCCGCTTTCCGGACTTCGCCGCCGTCGCCGATGCCGTGGTCCAGGCGGCGCTGGACGAGGCCGCCCTGCAGGTCGACGGCAGCTGGGCCGGCGAGGCGGACATCCGCCTCGGCCGGCTGCTGCTGGCGGCGCACATCCTGACGCTGGACGGCCAGGGCAGCGGCGCCGAGGCCGCGGCGGTGGCAGGCGGCGGGTTCCGGCGGATGAAATCGGGCCAGCTGGAACTCGAACGCCGCGACGACGCCGGAACCGAGCCGGGCACACTCGACTCGACCGGCTATGGCCGCCGCTTCCTCGAGCTGATGCAGCGCAACGTTCCGGCCGTGTCGGTGGTGTGATGGGCCTGCTCAACGGAACGCTCCGGGCGGTGTTCGGCACCGCCTTCACGCCGCTGCTGCCTGACGGCACGCTGCATGTCGCGGCAAAGGATGTCGACGGACAGGTGATCCTGCCGCCGGTGTTCACGGATGTCCCGGTCAAGGGCCATCGCGATAACGTCACCGACCGGCAGCGCGCCGATTGGGGCATCCCGGACCGGGCGGCGCGGCTGATCGTGCTGCAGGCCGGGGTGGCTGCGGCGCCGACCCCGGATGACGAGATCACCCTGGCCGGCGGCCGCTGGCGGATCGGCGCCGTCGAGCGCGATCCGGCGGGGGCTGCCTGGGTCCTGACCGGGATGCCGGCCTGATGGCCCACGTCACCGGCGCGGACCGGCATATCCGACGCCTGAAGCGGATCGGCCAGACCGTTCGCACCCGGGTCGGCCAAGCCTTGGTACCGGCCGCGGAACTGGTCGCGGCCGAAGCGGTGACCAGCATCACCATCGACGCGGTGCGGGGACCGGGCCATGTGCCGTCGCAGCCGGGCGAGCCGCCGAACGCCGACACCGGCCGGCTCGAACACAGCATCGCCGTGGAACGGCGGGGCGAGCTCGCGGTCGATGTGGTGGCGGCCGCGCCCTATGCCGCGGATCTCGAATTCGGCACCTCGCGCGTGGCGGCGCGGCCCTATCTGCGGCCCGCCACCGCGAAGAAGCGGATGGAGGTGGTCGAGCGGATCGTCCAGGCCGCCCGCCGCGGTGTGGAGGATGCGTGAAGTCCCGGTCCTCGCGGCCCCCCGAACAGGAGACCGAACCGTGCCCTGGATCTGCTTCACTGCCGATTTCGATTTCCGGCCGTCGCGCCGTCTCGCCCTGGCTTACCGGGCGGGAACGACGCTGCTGGTCCCGACCGCCACGGCCGATGCCGCGGAAGCCGCCGGTGCCGGCCGGCGCATCCCCAAGCCGAAGGACGACCCGCATGAGCGGCCGTGACCTCTCCGGCCCGCTGCGCCGCGCCGTGGTCGCCGCGCTGCAGGCCGATTCCGGCGTGGCGGCGCTGGTCGGGACCCGCGTCTACGACTACGTCTCGGCCGCTCCGGCCTATCCCTTCCTGCGCTGCACCACCACGATCGCATCCCCATGGGAGGCGACGGGTGGGGTGCAGGGCAGCCTGGTCCAGCTGCAGGTCGACGCCTTCGTCAAGGGCCATGGCCGCGGATCGGTCGAACCCTTGACCGCAGCCGTGGTCGCGGCGCTGGACGAGGCCGATCTCGCCATCGCCGGCGGCACCGTCCTGTCGCTGCAATGGCGGCAGACCCTCACGCTCGACGACCCGGCGGAGCAGGGCGTCACTCACGGCGTCGTCGAGTTCGAGAGCATCGCGGCGCAGTAGCGTCCCCACTCATGCCTGCTGGCATGCCCGGCCCCGCCTTTGTGCGGGGTCTTTTCGTTCGAGGAGATCCCGATGGCCCAGGCCAAGACCTTCAAGTTCAGCGATGTGATGATCCTGCTCGGTAGCGGGGCGACCCCGACCGAGGTCTTCGCCGCGCCCTGCGGCCTGACCGAGCTGGGCATGACCATTGCCACCGACACCAACGAGACCGTGATCCCGGATTGCGACAATCCGGATGACCCGGCCTGGAAGATCACCGACATCACCGCCCTGCAGATGACCTTGAGCGGCCAGGGCGTGCTCGACCGCACCGCCCGCAAGACCTGGGAGGAGTGGGCGTTCTCCGGCGCCGAGAAGAACGTTCGCTGGATGTACGACGTCACCGCGGCGGATTTCGGCGGCTACTACCAGGCGCCCGGCATCCTGACGAGTTACCAGGTCACCGCCCAGCGTGGCCAGCGGGCGACGGTGCAGATCGCCATCACCCTGAACGGCAAGCCGGCCTGGACGGCGGCGACCTGATGGCGGGCCAGCCGAACGTCGCCGCCGAAATCGAGCTGAGATGGGGCGACGGCACCCATCTCTTCGCCCTCAAGCTCAAGCAGATCGAAGAGCTGCAGCGCCTGTGCGGCGTCGGGCTGGGCGAGATCGCGCAGCGGCTGTTGATCCAGCGCCGCTGGTACGCCGGCGACATCGTCGAGACCCTCCGGCTCGGCCTGATCGGTGGTGGCCTGCCCGCGGTGCGGGCGCGGGAGCTGATCGAGACCTATGTCGACGGCCATCCGCTGGCCGATCCACGCGATCCGGCGAACCATCTGGCGACGGCGCAGGCCGTCATCTCGGCCGCCTATTTCGGCGTCGCCGAAGCGTCGGAGGAGCCGGAGGGAAAAGCCGAAGCCGCGGCGGGCGAAGGGACGGATGGATCGACGTCGCGGCCTTCACCGGGCAGGCCCTCGCGGTCGGGCTCTCGCCGCTCGAAGTCCGCCGCATGAGCCTGGCCGAATTCCTGCTCGCCGGTCGGGAATACGCCAGGATCATGGATCCCGGCGGCGCTCCGACCACTGCGGCACCATCCGATGACGCCTTCGACGAAATGCTGGCCCGGGCACGGGAGACGGGCTTCCTGGCGGGATGACGGACGCCGGACGGTCGCTGCGAGCCCGGCCGGCTCGGTCAATGGCAGAGATCGTTGAACAAGGCGAGGCCGTCGTAGAGGACCTTCATCGTGGCATCGAAATCCTTCAGCAGGAGGTTGCTGGAGGTGCTCACCCGGTTGGCCACGTCTCTCATCGCCACGAGGTCGGCCGGGTCGATGCTCGGGTATTTGAGCTTCAGGAGTGCGATCGTGGCTTCAAGCCTCACCGGTTGGGTCATGATCGCTCCAGACTGGTCCGCGGCCGTCCGCTGACTGTTTTCCAAGGTCTTGAGCAGCGTCCTGAGCGTGTCGCATTGCTGTGGCGTGGCGGCGATGGCGGGGGCCGCAAACGCGACTGCAGCCGACAAAGTGGCCACCCGCAGGACAGTGCAGGCGCCGCGATATCTCAGAAAGTTGAGCATATAATATTCCATCCCCCATAAATGGAAATTCCAGTTTCCCGTGAATCTGTTCCCGTGTCGAGCCCGCTTCTCGCCGAGGTGCCGCAATGTCCCAAATCGCCGATCAGATCGTGGTCGAGATCGTCGCGATCTCCGCACAGCACGACCGTACGATGAACCAGGTCGCCGACAGCACCGATCGCAACATGGCGAAGGTCGAGGCCGCTGCGGAGAAGGCCGGTGCCACGGTCGAGAAGGTGGCCGGGACCGTAGCCTCTCGGCTTCCGGACCTGATTAGGAATCTGGGCGACGGGCAGAACGCGCTCCATCTGTTTCTGCAGGAGGGCGCCGTGCTGGCTCCCGCCTTCGGGCCTTGGGGGGTCGTAATCGGGGCCGCCAGTGCCACCCTGGATGCGCTCATCGCGTCCCTTGGCGGCTACGCCGAGGAGATGGATGCGGCAGAAGCCGCCGCGACGGCTTTCTCGGCAGCGATGGATGCCCTGAAAGGCGCATTGTCGACGACGGATGAGGAGGTCCTCAAGTCCAGGAATGAGCTCTCGTTGTTGCAGCAGGGCTATGGAGCGCTGGCTGGGCTATCGCTTTCCAATGCGATCGAGACGAACAACAAGGCCATCGCAAAAAGCTTCGCTGAGATCAAGGAGAATGGTCGGCTAGAGGAGCTTCTTCAGGCCATCGACAACACGACGGCCGCGCTTCGACAGTCCGGTGAGGCGGCGCCGGCAGCTTTTGCCCCGTTCAGGCAAGCCCTGACTGACCTCCTCGACGCGTCCGAGCCAACGCTCACTCAGCTCAACCAGTTTGTCATTGCCGCCGACAACTTCAAAGCCGCATACGAACCGGCGGCGGGTGTTGTTGACGACATCAAGGCAGCAGTGGTCGTGCTTCTACCGGAACTCGCGAAGCAGGCGCTGACGCAACAGACGCTCGACACCTATAACAAGGCCTTCACGTCATCGGCCGGCCAGGCGGCGGAGGCGACCAAGATCCTAGGCCAGGGGTTCATCAACGCGGTCATCCCGGCACTGGAATTCGGCCGGACGATCCAGGGACTGACCGGCCAGCTCGCCGCGCTGTCGAACGCCAAGCCGACGTTCGGCCTGGGCAGTTCCGGGGCACTCAGTTTCGGCGGCAAGGGCACCCCGACGCTGATTCCGAATGCGTTCCCGAGCGTTGACCTGGCCGAACTTGAAGGCCCAAACCCAATCTATGACCTCAACAACCTGGGGACGAAGAAAAGCAGCGGCGCCGGGGCTGCGGCCAAGCAGGGCGAAGCGATCGACAAATCGAACCTGAAGATCCAGCAGCAGATCGACCTCAACACCCGGCTGATCGCTGTCTACACGCAGGGCGACGCGGCCCGCGAACGCGCCAGGGCGCAGTACGACGCCGAGAGCGAGGCCCTGGCGCGCGGCCTCAAGTACGGCACGGATCGGTACAACCTGTTCGTCAAGCAGCGCACCGCCAATGCCGAATGGCTCCGGCTCTCGAACCTCACGCTCGCCGACTTTGCCAAGGGCGAAGCGCTGACCAAGGCCTCGATGAATGCCCTGGAGGCCTACAATGTCTCGCTGAATGATCTCAACCGGCTGCATGACGAGGGCGCTATTAACGCCGAGACCTACAGCCGGCAGCTCTTCAAACTAAAATCCGAGTACGGCGGATATGCAGAAGGCCTTCAGGCTGTCGCCCAGGCCATCCAGGGCGGCATTCAGGGTGCCACCAGCTTCTCGGATGCCCTGATCAAAATTGGGATCGCCTTAGGGCAATTGATCGTCCAGGCGGCGGCGCTCGGTGGCGATGGCGGCGGCCCGCTTGGGAAGTTGTTCGATGCCATCTTCGGAACGTTCGGCGGTCTCCTTGGCAGTATCGGCGGAGGTTCCACGCCAGCACCCGGGATCGGTGCCCTCGGCACCGGCGGGTCGATGGCGGCCGCTTATCCCAGCAAACGTGCCGCTGGCGGCCAGGCGCTGCCCGGCCAGATCTATCAAGTAGGCGAGACCGGCCGGGAATGGTTCGCCCCGTCCGTCCCCGGCCAAGTGATCCCGAACAGCGCGATCAAGAACGCGGCCGGCGGCGGTGGCGGCTCCGGCCAGCCAATCACCTTCAACATCTCCATGGCCGGCGCCAACGGCGACCGCGCCATTGCCGAGATCGCCTCTGCCGCCGTGAAGAAGGGCCTGCAGAGCGTGCCGGAAATCAATCGCCAGCACGCCATCCGCTTCGCCTGAAGCTTCCCAAACCAGGAGATCATCATGCCGCTCAGCGCCAGCGCCAGCGTCTGCGTTGCCGTGTCCGCCCGCCTGCCCAGGCAAACCCGGCACGAGCTCGACACGGCCGCCGACGTCCTCGACTTCGCCGCCGGCGTGGGGTCGGTCATCGAGATCCTGGGCTGACGTCGTGATCATCTACGACTGGCCCAGCATCCTCGTCGCCAATGCCGAGACGTTCCGGATCGACGCCAGGACGCGCTCCGGCGGCGAGACGATCCAGGGGCGCGAGCAGGCGGTCTCGTCCGGCTTGGGCCGATGGATCGCGCGCCTGACCGTGCCGCTGCACACCCCGGCGAAGATCCGGGCGGCGCGGGCGCTCCTGGCGAAGCTCGACGGCCGGGCCAACGCCGTGCGGGTCGGGCCCTGTGACTGCCGGAACGGGAACCAGATCATCCCGCTGATTGGCGGCATTCCGTATAGCGACAAGACCTCCCACACCGACGGCTCCCGCTTCCAGCAGGGCGGAACGCCGCCGGTGGTCGCAGCGGATGCGGCGGCAGGCGCCTACCAGGTCCAGGTCGACGTCGGCGCCACGATGGTCCCGGTGCTGGACGGGACCTTCGTCGGCCTGGGCGGCTATCTCTACGTCATCACCGGGGCCACGCCGCTGCCGGGCGAGGAGGCGCTGCTCGACATCCGACCGCGGCTGCGCACGCCGCTGGACGCGGATGATCCGGTCGAGTGGTGCCATGCCCGGCTGCCCATGCGGCTCATGACGGACGACAGCGGCGCATTCGAACTGCAACTGGCCCGCACCGGCAACGCGACATTCGATCTGGTCGAGGTCTTCTGATGCCCCTGTTTCCAGACTCCTCCGAGGCCCAGGCCAAGGGCCAGCATGTCGTCTGCGCCTTCTTCGTGCTGTTCGCCTTCAAGAGCCAGCCCATCCGGGTGTGGGAGGGGGATGGCGAGATCGTGCGCGGCGGCCAGACCTGGCAGGGGATCGGCCACCGCCAGGACGGCCAGGGCAACCCGCTGCAGTCGATCGATGGTCTGGAGCAGGCGATCAACGGCACCGCGCCGCAGCTCAGCCTCACGCTTTCCGGCGTCGATGCCCGTGTCGTCGCGGCGGCGAAGAAGGATGCGGCCGCGGACGAGATCGAAGGCCAGCCGATCACCATCTGGCTCGGCTTCTACGATGCCACTATGCCGGGCCTGGTCGAGCTCGACGGGCTGATCCCGATCGGCACCTGGATCATGCAGAAGCCCAGCTTCACCGCGACCGGACCGATCCAGCGCACGATCGCGTTGCCGGCCGAGACCCTGTTCGCCCAGCGTAGCCGGGCGCCGTTCGGGTTGCTGACCGATCGCGACCAGCAGCGCCGCTTTCCCGGCGACAAGGCGCTGGAGTTCGTCCCGAAGATGGTGGACCGGACGGTGACATGGCCTCGCTTCTGACCGACCTCGCCGCCCACATCCGGCATGGCGACGCGACGCCGTTCGAGCTCGGCGTGATGGACTGCTCGCTTTGGGCGGCCGATTGGGTGCGCATCTGCACCGGCCGGGACCTCGCCGCCGGCTGGCGCGGACAGTACAGCACCCGGCGCGAGTATATGCGCCTGCTGCTGTGCGACGGCGGGCTTGTCCGTGTCACCGCCCGGGCAATGCAGGCGATCGGGGCGACTCTGGTCGCGCCGGCCGAGGCGCAGCCCGGCGACATCGGCATCGTGATGACCACCGACGGCCCGGCGCTCGCTGTCCGCGGGCCGAGGGACTGGCTCGCCAAGATCGGCGACAAGCTCGCCGTATGCCCCGCCTGCTCATTCGCCTGGAGGATCTGACCGCATGGCCAAGGCCCTCCCCATCGTGCTCGGCCTGGCGGCGATCGTCGCCACCGGCGGGGCCGCCATCCCGGCCATTGCCGGCATCGCCGGAACCATAGCCATTGGCAGCGCCAGCATCAGTGTCCTCGGCGTGATCGGCGTCGGCCTGTCCATTGCCGGCACGCTGGCCGGCACCCTGCTGGCGCCGCAGCCGCCCAAGCCGAAGTTCGAAGACGGCAGCCAGAGCATCAAGCAGGCTGTGCCGGCCCGCACCCGCTGCTATGGCGAATACCGGCTGGCCGGCGCTTTCATCTTCTACAGCGACAACGATGGGGGCGGGCTCGACACGTTGGTCTGCCATGCCGCGCATGAGTGCGAGGCGGTGGTGGAGCACTGGCTGGCGGATGACGTCGTCGAGGTGCGCGAAGACAATGGCGGCGTCACCACCGATCCCTATTCAAAGTTCCGCGCCGGCACCAATAGCTCGGTCTATATCCACACCTATCTCGGGACCCCGGACCAGACGATCACCCTGCCAGCTGCCGCGGCCGAGTGGACGGTGCCGGCTCATCGGGGCCGCGGCCTGTGCTGTACCTATGTCGGGTACAGCGACCTGAAGCCGGAGCAGCAGTCGGAGGTCTTCCCCAGCGGACCGCCCGCCTATCGCGCCACGCTGAAGGGCGCCAAGATCTACGACCCCCGCGAGGAAGGGCCCGATCCCGACGATCAGCATATCGATGATGAAGAGAGCTGGGCTTGGTCCGACAACGCCGCGCTGGTGCTGCTCGACTATCTCACGCGGACCGAGGCCGGCGTGCCGGTCGGGTTCGGCCTGGACATCCACAAGTACATCGACCTCGCCAGCTTCGCCGCGGCGGCCACCGTCTGCGACCAGCTGATCCCGCTGAAGGATCCCTTGAAGCCGGCCGAGAAGCGGTGGCGCAGCTGCGGCGCCTATGACCTGACCGAGGATCGCAAGTCGGTGCTGTCCGACCTGCTCGACGCCTGCGGCGGCCGGCTGACGCAGGGGCCGGACGGCAAGATCGGACTGTCGGTCGGCGCGCCCAACCCGGTCGCCGGGGTGACGGTCAACGATGACCAGATCCTGGAATACGACTTCTCGACTGGGACCGCGGCGATCACGCGCATCAATGAGGTGCGCGCCACCTATGTCTCGAAGGCGCAGAACTGGGCCGAGACCGAAGCCGGGATCCAGATGGACCAGGATTCGATCGACCGCAACGGCACCGAGAGCAGCGGGATCAAGCTGCGCTTCGTGCCGACCGACGGCCAGGCGCAGCGGGTCGCGCGGTACACGCTGAAGCACGGCAACCCGGAATGGGCGGGCAAGGTGCGCGGCACCCTGGCGCTGCTCGACGCCTGGGGCGAACGCTGGATCAGGCTGCAAATCTCCGAGCTCGAGATTGACCAGGTGTTCGAGATCACCGGCATGCGGATCGACCGCACCACCATGACGGTCGAGATGGACGTCACCAGCTATGACGGCTGGTGGGACTGGACCGCGGCGACGGATGAGCAGGACAGCGCACCGGTGCCGGTCGGGCCGCCAGTGACGCCGGCCACCCCGGCGCCGACCGGCGTGACCTCGACGGTGATGCACCGGCAGTACGACGCGCAGACGCTGATCGCCACGGCCGTGATCGCCTGGGCCGCGCCGCCCAGCGCGTCCTTCGTCGCCGAAGGCCGTTGGCGGAAGGCGGGCGGGGCCTGGCAGTCGGCCGGCGTCATCCCCGACACCAACACCTTCGAGACGCCGCCGATCGAGGATGGCCAGAACTATGAGGCCGGGGTCCGCTTCAAGGGGCCGCGCGGGACGTCCTCGAGCTGGACCGCGGCGCCGCCCTTCACCGCGGTGGCGGATCCAGCATCGCCCGGGCTGCCGACCGGATTGACGGCGCAGGCTGCGGTTCCCGGCGTCGCCAATGTCACGGTCACCGCCACCGCGCCCAACTCGCCGCGCCATGCCGCGCTGCGGTTCTTCCGCAGCGGCACCACCAGCTTCGTCGGAGCCACGCAGCTGGGGAGCCCGCTCTATGGCGCCGCCGGCGCGCCACAGACCTATGTCGACACGCCCGGCGTCGGCGACTGGTACTATTTCGCGACGGCGGCCAATTGGTCGGACGTGCAGAGCGCGCCGGCCGGGCCGCAGCTGGCCGAGCTCGCGCCGGCGGCGCCGGCGATCACCAGCCCGTCGGGCCCGCTCACGACCTACGACACCAGGCCGCCTATCTCCGGCACGTCGATGCCCGGCGCGGCGATCAAACTGTTCGCCAATGCGGTGCAGGTCGGCACTGGTACGGCCAACGGCTCCGGCGTCTGGACCGTGACGCCGACCACGCCGCTCGGCCTGGGCATCAACAACGTCACGGCGACGCAGACCGTGGCGGGCAACGAAAGCCTGCCGTCCGGCCTGCGCGCCGTGACGGTCAACGCGATCGACGCCGACGCCTGGGCGTACATCGTCGCGATGACGGTGGCGCCTACCTTCGCCAGGCAGACCCTGATCAACACGCTGTTCCTGGCGCTGAAGACGGCCGGGGTGTGGGCGGTTCTCGATTGCCTGTACCTGCTGGCGGCGCATGACGCCCAGGCGGCGCGGCTGAACGCCAAGGCGCCGGCCAGCTTCGCGCTGGCCGCCACCAGCAGCCCGGTCTTCACGGCCGACCACGGCTACAAGGGAACCGGCGTCGGCTCGACCGCCGGCGGCTACCTGACCAGCACCTTCGTGCCGTCGACCGCCGGCGGCCAGTGGGCGCTCAACAGCGCGCATATGGGCGTGTGGGTGCGAACGGCGGCGACCACGTCGAGTTCGCTACAATCAGCGGAGATCGGCACCGCCGGCGCCTTCATCTACACGAAGGATGCTGTGTCAGGGAACGTCCGCACCGGCTTGAACGACGGCACAGTCAGCACCACCGCGGCTGGCGCGACTGCGGGCCTGGGCCACTTCTGCCTCTCGCGCACGGCCTCGACCGGATACGCCAAGTATCATGATGGCGTCGCGCAGGTCGCGGCCGTCGTCACGTCAACGGCGCTGCCAGCCGCCGCGGTCACCGTCCTGCGCGCCAATTCCGCATCCTACAGCGACGCCGAGGTCTGCGCCGCGCATTGGGGCGCCGGCCTGACCGCGGCCCAGGAACTCGACCTCTACAACGCGATCCACGCCTACTTGCAGGGCGTCGGCGCCGTTCTCTAGGCCCACGGGCCTCAACCGAAAATCCGATGGGGTGAAGTCATGGCCGTGAAGACCAATGACGAGATCTGGGCTGATTTCAATCCGGACGGCTCGGTGCATGAGCCGGCCAAGCAGGACATCCGCAGGAAGCTCAACGCCGTCGAGGCACTGGCGACAGCGGCCGGCGTGGGCGCGGCGCACTATCCGACCAAGGCGGCGATGGACGCCGACCTTTCACAGCCGGATGGCACGATCGGGGTGATCTATTCCGACCCGGTCGACGCCAACAACTATCCGAGCGCATGGTTTTGGAACGATGCCGGCAACGTGTGGGTGCTGGGCGTCGATCGCATCGGCAACATGGAGAACCGGGTTGCGCAGTCGACGGGCGGCGTCGACGGGCTGTACCGCTCGACCGGCACGGCACGGCCCATCGCATGGCTGGATAAGTCCAGCTACGAGGTGATCTACCCGGTGGCGCTGACGCTTCCGGATACGCGGTTCACGGCCACGCCGGACGCGACCGGCCTGACCATCGCCGCGACCGGCTTGATGCCTGGCATTCAGCCGATCGGCATCAAGATCAAGCACAACCTGCTGCCGGGCGATAGCATCACCTTCCGGGCGAAATTCACCGCGGGCACCCTGACCACTGGCTCCGGCTTTTGGATCGGCACCGACCCGGCGACGACCGGCCCGATCTCGAACGATGCCCGCGAGACCGTCTACCGCAACGGCGGGTTACTGTATGCTCTGGCGAACGGCATCAGCGCCGACGGGTCGCGCGAAGCCCTGGCGCCGAATTTCAACAACCTGCCCGGTCCGGCGCTAATCGTCGGGACAGTGGTCGACTACATGGTCGACGTGCTGTCGGACCGGAAGCAGCAGATCCGCATCATCCAGGATGGCCTCCAGATCTCGGTGGACACGGTCGCTGACGTCACGCCTAACGGCTCCATCATCATTGGCGCCAACCTCGCCGCCAACCAGACGGTGTTCATTTCGGAGGTGACCAGGCGACCGACACCCAGCACCGTCCTCTATGTCCATTCCGGCGTCGGCTCCTCCGGGGACGGCACGCGGGGCGCCCCGTTGAAGTCGCTGACCGACATCCCGAAGGCGATGGTCGATCTGGGTTTGGTCGGAAAGCCGATCCGGGTCAAATGCTTGACCGATAACGTCTATCCCTACTTCCAGTTCAAGGAGAGCCTTTCGCCGCGCTGGGACGTCGATGGCCTGCCCGGTGGCAACACGGCCTTCCTTGGCTTCAACTCCGGCGAGGTCCCCGTCTTCACGTTGGTCCCGGGCACCGGGGGATTGGTCTTCACCACGCCGACTATGCTAGGCCCCCAGCTCCGCAGCGCTTCGAACCAGCCCTTCATTCTCAATTTAGCTTGGAACCCGCGGCCTTGGTACACGATGACCAACAAGGCACTGAAGTCCGTCCCCACGGCGAACGGCGGGGTCGACATGGTTGGACGCACGGATGGAGCTTTCGCCAACGTCAGTGGCCAGCTCATCATACGGCTGCCGGATGGCCTGCCCAGCCCGAACCCGAACGACTATCCGCTGCCGATCGATCCGCTCAATCCGACCGGCCCGAAGTACGCCATTCTGGTCTCGCGGGTGACGAATGTCCTGGCAGTCACGGAAGGCAGCCCTGAGGTCAACTTCAACAACATCACCCTGCGCTGGGCATCAGGCGCTCTGTTCGCTGGCGGCGCTGGCTTCGGCAAGTTCACGAATTGCAAGTTCGAGTGGTCCGGATACAACGCCCCGGGCGTCGAGTTGCAGAACGGGCAATATGAATTTGTGGGGTGCGAGTGGAATTTCACCGACGGGGATTGCCTCGGCCGCGCGCCTCGGATCGATATGCCATATCAGATAGGATCGACGATGGTCACTCGGCTGACCGACTGCAAGCTCTCCCGCACCGGCATGCAGGAAGCGCCGCTGGGATCCGGGTTCTTCCTGGGAGGCGATGGCTTTTCGGTGCACCTATTCGACGATGGCACCAAGCGCCGCCATGTCGTCTATATGACCAACGTCCACATCCACGACACCTGGAAGTGCGGCTACGTCGGCAGCGCCGACTATCTGATGGCGTCTGGCCTGCTCATCGAACGCTGCGGTACTGAGCAGTTCTCTCTGTTCGCCGACACCAACCCCTCGGCGGCAGGCCGCACCATGCGCAACATCGTCAACGGCTTCCGGTTCGACCCGCAGGGCGTCGGCCTGACCGGCGTGCGCAGCATTGCCACCGACGGCATGGCGCTGTGCGAAACCGTTCTCGACAACGGATGGATCGGAACGCCGCAGCCGCTGGGCTATGAGATCGAGGTCACCGCCACCGCGCTGGACGGCCAGACCCGCGATCCTTCGAAGAACATCATCCGCTACACCAACGTGACCACGGAGCGCGATGCCGGTTCGGTGGCGAGGAACGGCGACGGCCTAGCGAAGGGCATGCTCACCTTTTCCGGCAACCCGGCGAACGGGGATACATGCACGATCGGCCCGACGGTCTACACCTTCAACACCGTGCTCGGCGGCGCCAATTCAATCAAGATCGGCGGCAGTGCCCTGAAAACTCGCAACAACCTGATCGCCGCCATCATGGCGGACCAGCTGCAGATCGGGGAGAACTACGGCGCCGGCACGGTGGTTCACCCGACCGTTATCGCCCTGGCCGCAGGCAACAACATGCGCCTGTATGCCAAGGCCAGCGGGACCGGCGGCAACGCCATCGTGGCCACCGAGGTCTCGACGGCCCTGTCATTCGGCGCTGGCACCCTGGCGGGCGGGGCTGCGCCACAGGGCACGTTCACTCCGGTGACGGCGCACAAGCTGCTGTGACCGTCGGCTGCTGCCGCGGAGGCGCATTCCGGCGCCCTCGGGGCAGCATCAGCTTGCGGGCGATTCCGAGCAGGGGGCGCTCGATCACGGCATAGGCGACCAGGCTACCGACGACCACGACGGGGAAGACCACGCCGAGGGTGAATGCGGGCCCTGGCGTGAAGCCCAGCTTGGCCCAGATCGTCGTCATCACGCCGATGATGAAGGTGTGGCAGAGGTACATCGTATAGGAGGCATCTCCGATCTGCCGAAGGAACCGGACGATCAAGTTGTTCGGCGTCGGAAGAGAGAGGAATACAAAGACCGAGAGCACGGCCGGGATCCCCCAAAAGAGAAACCGCACCTGCTGCTGGTCATAGCCTGCGGCGAGCGGCGCCAGCGCCCCGGAGCCGAGGCCCCAGACGATGGCGATCAGGGCCACAGCTGCCGCGGCCGCGGCCTGCGGAGTGACCCATCCGCGCCGATAGACGACATGGAGAGCCATGCCGGCGGCGAACTCCAGAATGATGGTGTCGCTCAGGAAGTCGACGATGGCCGCGCCGCTGCCGAAGATGGCGGGCAGGGCGAGGAGGGCGGCGAATATCAGGAGCGTGGCGCCGATGCGGGCCGCGGCGCTAAGGCTGATGAGCGCGGCGAAGACGATGTAGAAAAGCATCTCGTAATGCAGGGTCCAACCCTGGGCCAGAAGCGGCTGGATCTTGCCATCAACCGGATGATGGTAGGGGATGAAGAACAGGGACTTCAGCACCAGTTCCGGTGTGAGGGTGGTCCATCGCAGGATGGACGGGGCGATGATCGCCGCGGCCACCAGCAGCAGCGTGTAGAACCAGTAGATCGGCACCACGCGCGCGATGCGGCTGGCCAGGAATTCGGATCGGCGAGGCTTTTTCTCGGCCACCAACATCATGATGAAGCCGCTGAGAACGAAGAAAATATCGACGCCAGTAGACAGTAATTCCGTCCAACCGAACAAGGGGAAGCCTGCTGAAGGATCGGCTAATGTCGTCGCGGAATAGTTGTTGTGGCCGATCACGATCATCGATGCGGCAAAGCCGCGAAGTATCTGGAGTGAAACGATATTGCCGGATTGCTTTTTCATGTCTATCACGCAACTTAAATGCATTCAGGAGAAGGGCCTAGCCGGGGGCCGCGTATGCAGGCCGCGGCCCGGTAGCAGCGAGAGATCGCCGCGGCCGGCGACGTAACATGACAGATCCAAGCCAGAATGCGGCGAAGGCAGAGGTGTAAAAAATACCGTAAGCGGCGAGGATTCCGTTGATCGCGACGCACATGATGATCTGCATGGTGAAGGCGATGTAGAGCGAGAGTGCGCCGATGTCGCCGCGCAGCACACAGCGCCTCGTCCATGAGATCGCAGCGCCGAGCAAGAATCCGGATATCGGGACGAGCGGCCCAAAGTCTATGTAGAATGGCCCGAACAAAGTCGTATACACCCCGAGCCTCGGGGGCAGATTGAGCACGCTAGGATCGTACGGGACGCCCCATAACGCAGCGCTGGCGCGGCCGAATACATTGAAGGTGTAGGCGCCCCATTGATCCGCGCCGCTGTAGTGCTCAATCTGATAGACGAACTCAGGGACTCCATGCACATAATATTGCGAAAATGTTGTAAAGATGAAGATGGTGTTCCGCCACACCTCTGATGCACTCGCCGTCAGCCGATAATACTCGCTGGTCACGGGCGCGAGCTTGGTGAACGACGAGAGCTTCATGACGCCTTCGGGCTTCAACCCAACCTGGGTCAGGCGCTCCAGGAATATCAGGCCGCCGAGATACACCAGCACTAGGCCCCCGATGACGCAGGTCCAGACGATCAGCTTTGAGGTGCGGGGGAAGATGGTCATCCGGGCGATGAACAGCATGCCGAGGCTCATCATCATCATCGATCGTGACCCGATGATGATGGTCAGGGCCGGCCACAGCAGCGCCAGCCCCAGGCTCTGCCATGCCTTGCCGACCTTGTCCCCGTTGCGCCGTGCCACGGCATAGATGATGTAGGGCGTCAGGCTGAACGGCACCAGCAGGGTCGACGCCATGGACATGGCGCTTGAGCCGGCGCTCTCGATCTTTTCCCGGTTCTCCAGGAAGTCCATGTCGATCTGCAGGCCCCGGAGCAGGATCCAGTCGCCCAGCCGCATCAGGATGCCCAAGGCGCCGAGAATGAACGCGATCCGGTAGAGGCTGCGGAGCATCCGGCGCCGCTCTTCCGGGTCCATGGTGATGGTGGGGACCGAACGGGGCTCGAACAGGGCCAGGCCCGCCAGAAGGGCGGCGAAGCTGATTCCGAGCAGGAGATAGGGATACAGTTGGTCCGACCGGTAGATGCTGATCGGCGCCAGGGCGAGGATGACGGCCCACAGCGCGCCCATCAGCAGGATCGTCCTGATGGGCGTGAAGCTCCGCGGATTGATCAGGCTGAACTGGGCCTGCTGGGAGATATTGGTCATCACGCCATCGCCTTGAAATGCCGGCGGCATCATAGAGCCCGGCGCGGCCGCTGCAACGGTATCGGTCCTACGCGGTTCGCGCGTTCCGGATCGTCATGCCATAGACGGCGCGGCGCGCCGGCACTTCGATCCAGCGATAGGTCAGGGAGGAGACGCCGATCACCACCGCGAGGACGGCCACGAACATGGCCGCCGCCTCGAGGTCGGTCAGCATCCGGCCGTGCATCAGGCGGCTCACCACGAAGCTGGTGACCACACAGATCAGTCGGTGCACCAGGTAGATCGAGTAGGACCATTCGCCCAGCAGCCGCAGCGGGCGGGGGGAGAGGAAGGCCGTATCCTTCCGCCGAACCGCGATGGCGTAGATCAGCAGCGAGAAGGCGACGACGGGATAGGTGTCGTTCAGGCCGAGATGCATCGCCAGGATCGCGGCGGCCAGGATCGCGGCGATGAACAGCTGGGACCCGATCACGGGAATGGCCGGCGTGGCTCGCACGAGATCGGCGCCGGACAAGCGCCCGATGCAGAGGCCGATGGTGAATTCCATCGCGCATCGCAGCAGCGGATAGTTCGAGTTGTTCCAGAGCTGGACGTCCGGGGCGATGAACAGGCACCAGACGCCGATTCCCGCCAGCAGGATGACGGCGGCGGCGGCGGAGAAGGCGCGGCTCTGGCGCAGCACGATGAAGGCCAGCACCGGGAAGAAGATGTTCACGAACCACTCGGCGCTGATCGACCAGGCCGGCGAGTTCCAGCCGAAGCCGTGCGGCACCCAGGCCTGCATCAGGAAGATGGACAGCACGAAGTTCTCCACCGTGTTCGGCGGGGCGAAGGCGGAGCTTCCTGTGCTCAGGTAGATGCGTGACAGCTCGTAGGGCAGGAAGAGCGCGAGCATGAAGAGGTGCAGCGGGAAGAGGCGCCCGATGCGCCGGACCAGGAAGGTCTTCCAGTCCCGCAGGTTGATGCGGGTCGAGAACTCTCCGGCATAGGAGATGAACAGCACGAAGCCGCTGAGAACAAAGAAGAAATCGACGAACAGGTACGATTTGGCGATGAACTGCGTCCCCGTGTTGAAGACCGAGTCCGCCGCGATGAGGGCCTGGTTGTTGAGGTCGAGCCACAGATGCATGGCGGCGACCGACAGCGCCGCTACGCCGCGCAGGGACGTCAGGTCGTCAAATCGGAGTTTCATCGCGCGGAGTCTCAGTTGGAATCGCCAGCCATGTTCTGCGGCAGGACATCTATACCAGGCTCTTTGCGGCCGAAAGTGAGCATTCCTGTGTTGGCGGTGTGGTTGAACAGTTTCGTGCCGAACCGGCCGACGTCGTTCTGCATGAAGATCATCCCGACCCTGGACAGGTCGTACTTGTTCATCTCCATGATCGGTTCGCTGAACGGCCGGCGGCGCGACAGGTTGTAGGCCCAGTGCAGCGGGGGAATGCGGTACCGGGCCCAGTTGAGGCGCCGACGGAGATCCCGGGTGTCGCCGACGGTGAAATGGATGGCGAACGATCCGCCGGGCCGCAGCAGCTTCAGCAGCTTGTCGATGATCTGGTAGCCCTGCTCCGGGCGGATGTGCTGCAGGACGACGAAGGTGTTGACGAAGTCGAAGGTGCCGGCCTCGCCGGACAACTGGTCGAGGGACGTGAGCAGGCGCGGCGCATTGCCCGTCACATTCTGCTTCGCCAAGGCGAGTTGGTCTTGGGAGACGTCGACCCCGACGATGGCGTCGAACCTGTCGGCGAGTTGGAGCAGAAGGCGGCCCGCGCCACAGCCGAAATCCAGCGCCTTGGTCCGGCCTTCCGGCAGGGCGTCGTATCGCTTCAACTGGTCGAACACCAAGTCCATGTGGACCTTGCCGGTCTCGAAGAAGCGTTCGCGCCAGCGCGTTTCGAACTCCTTCGTCTCGATCCCGACGATTCCGAAATAGGGGTTCTGCGCGCCCCACTTCTGCCATTGGCGATCAGTCGACGAGACCATAGAGCCCCTCCCTGAAACGTCCTTGAATATGGTCGGGATGGTCCGGGGATACGCCGAACGAGTCAAGCCTGCCGCCTCTGGCGGGCTTTTTCATGCCTGACGGCCGCGCAGGAGCCGTCAACAAGGAGAATTCTATGGCCGACCCCGTCGCGCCCGATCCCGGGCCCCTTGCGCTGCTCGCTCCCCTGATTGGCCCGGTGCTATCCGCCGGCATCGGCGTCTTCATGCGGCATGCCCATGACGCCGTTACCGGCAAGCCGTTCTCGCTCCGGCGCTTGGTCTTCGAAATTCCCAGCATGCTTGGATTCGGCGTCATGGGCGGTGCCGTTGGATCCTATCTCGGTGCGCCGGAGATCGTGCAGTGGGGGGTTGCGACGCTGCTTGGTTCTCTCGGAACTCAGGGCGTGGATGCGGTGATTGCTCGCTATCTCCGTGGCAAGACGGGTGGCGGATGAGGTCTGCCGCAACAGCCGTCCCCGGCCGATCGGGGACAATTTCGATCAAATCGCCCCGCCACGTGCGGGGCTTTCGGTTTCAGGAGGGGCGCATGCAGGCAAAGACGCGCGGTGAGCGGAACAACAATCCGGGCAACATCGAACGCATCGCCGCCAACAAATGGCAGGGCAGGCTATCGGATGCCGAGTACCGGACGACCCGCGAGTCCCGAGACAATGCCGGCCGGTTTGAGGTGTTCTCAGCTGTCGAATGGGGCATCCGCGCGCTGGCCGCGTTGCTGATCGCCTATCAGGACCGGCACGGGCTGCGCACCATTCGCGGCCTGATGGGCCGCTGGGCGCCAGGCCAGGAGAACGATACCTCCGCTTATGTCGACCATGTCGCCCGGCTCACAGGTTTCGGGGCCGACACGCTGCTCGACCTGCATTCGTATGAGCACCTCGCGCCATTGGTGCGAGCTGTCATCACCCATGAGAACGGCCGCAACGGCTATGCCAACGCGACGATCGATGAGGGGTTGTTCCGCGCCGGGGTAAAGCCGCCGGGGAAGGCCGTGGTCAATCACATCGCGGACCGGGCCAAGACGACGGTGACGGTGGCGGCCGGCGGCACGGCGGTGATTAGCGCTGCGGTGACCGCGTTGCAGCAGATCGCACCGGCGGTGCCGATCCTGCACGATCTGGCCGGCCTGCCGGTGATCGCGCTCGCTGCCGTTGGCGTCATTGCTGCCGCCGGACTCCTGATTTGGTTGGCGACCCGGCGGCGATGA